CAAGCGTCGCCGGATTGGTCAGTTCCTCCACCGAAATGAAATGCCACTCCAACAACCGCAAGGGCTTTGGATAAACATACATTTCAATGTTCGGATATGTCATGTTGATCCAGATCACCTGCGGATAGGTGCTGGTGACAGTCTTGACGGCGATACCGTCATACTGTTGCTGATTAATGATCTTGATACCGTAAGACACATTGGTCTGAGGGTCGCGGAAATAGGTGGCGTCGTCTACCAGAACAGGACGATTACCGATAAAATCACCAGAAGGGCCAAGCGTCCGGCTAAGTTCACCAGCCGGCCAGTTAAATACTTGATCCTGCGTCGAGAATACGGCTAAACGCTCAGTGTTCCAGCTATCAATCATTTGATTAAGGGCAAACAAAGCGTCTTGTGACGTTTCGGCCGATGGCGTTTCGCCTTCGGCCAAGACACCCAAAAGCCGCAGCGCGCCATTGATTTGGCCGTTCGCCGTTGAAGTGATGGTGTTAGACGTGCCAGGCACGACAATAGGGACATTGAGCGCCGCGTTAAATAGCGCGACCATCTGCCCATCGGTCCAGCCCTGTGAGGCTTGAGTAAGAACGGCAATAGGATCGCCCGAAGTTATGAATTCCGCGGCCCAAAATTCGATCCAGTCATCCGTATTTGCATCCGCCGGCACGGCTTGGAACAACAGATTCATGTCGCCTAGTTGAGCGAGCGCGGTGAAATATTGTTGGCGTGTTACGGTTGTCATGTCAGCCCTGGAGTAGATAGCCGCCGTCTTCCAACAGCAAAAAGAAAGGCGCAGTCTCTAACACAAAACCGTCGGTTACTTCGAAACGTTGATATACGGCGATGTCGAAGAGAGCGCGCATGTCTGCGGATGTGTAACCTAACGCCAGTTGCGTTAAAACATACAACGGATCGCCGACTTGCACCAGTTTGGCTGAGTTAAACTCTACCCAATCTGGATAATTTGCGTCGGTCGACACAGTTTGATAAGTGTCATTCATTCCAGACACATAAGCCAAAGCAGCAAAAAATTGCTGGCGGGGGACAGTTGTAATCACGTCGCCCACCCGTGTTCTCTGCAAAGCGCGACATAATCCGCCACGCTTATATAGCCAGCTTCACAAAAGGCGCGGGCCTCTTCGTGGGTCATGTCAATACCCCAAACACTTGAACTGAATTACATCTGTTGCGCCCGTAGAGGCGTTAAACGTAAATGTCGCCCCAGTCGTGGTCGTCGCTGTCTGAACAAGGTTTACAACGCCGGTTGTGCGGTCCACCGCGTCACAGACATATCCGGCCGCGGCCGCAGGCATTGACGTAAGTGCAAGTGTATCTGTCGCAGCGCACACCGCAGTCAACGTCACTGTCCCGACCAGCGCGCCGCCTGTGACCGTTCCCGCCGCGCATGTGCCGCCCGAGCCTGTAGCGGTGGGAGATGCGCCAGCAGATATGATACCCGCGCTGAACGTCTGCGCCGCAGAAAATGTTTGCGCCAAATTAAGCTCGGCAATCGTACCGGTATGGGCTGGAAAAGTCGCGGTGTAGTTTGTTGAGCCGGAATTAGCTGTTCCTAGCGTCGTTACGCCAGTCGATGATCCTTGAACGCGAAGATTTGTCGCTCCAAAAGTCTGGTCGGCAGAAAATGTCTGCGCTAGATTGGTTTCGGCGATTGTGCCGGTGTTAGCGGGTAATGTCGCCGTTGCCGTGCCTAGCGCACCGGTTGTTGGCTGCAAAGTAATCGTGCCAGATGTGGCGTTTCTAAACTCAACGAAACCGACTGTTGCGCCGGCAACACCAACAATTACGCCTGAATTAAATGTTGTTGCGCCAGATACGGTCAATGCGCTCAGCGCCAGCGTCCACGCGCCTCCACTAGAAACCGTCCCAAGATCGCGCCAGGTTCCGTTAATATTCGCGCCGAATGCGTAGGGCGTTATTCCCTTGTTCATCCCCCACTGCACTTGTGTGTAAGTCTGCGCTGCGCCGTCCACGACGCTGAACAGGAGGGTCACAAGGGTCAAAACGCTCCCAACCATTCTGCTCGTCATAGTCAGCCTCTAGGTCCATAGTCGCAATTTTAACCCCGTGCTTGGGGTGGCGCAGATATATTACAGCCATTTTCCACCTATGGTAAGGGCCAGGCGGCCCGTAGGCCGCCCGTGTGATTGAATTAAGATGCGACGAGCGGAACAGAGAACCAGTCAGTCGTATCATATGCGACAAACAGACATGCAGTCTTAGCCGCCATGCTGAACGCCGTCGAGCCCGCAACGCCGTTAATCTTGGCGCTACCCGGCGCGTAGACTTTCAGAATTGCGTTAGCCGCATCGTCATTTTTTACGATAATGACGCGCCCGGCCGTGGGAGCCGGGATAATGACGCCTTTGGTGGCGTCTGCAGCCGTAACCCAATTAAACGAGGCCGTCATAGCCGTAGCATCGGCGCGGGTGGACCCGGCCGCCGCAGGCTTGGCGACATCTACGGCCAAGTTAGTGATACCGGACGTAGAAACGCCGGCGATAGTGCCTCCACTGATCGTCGCACCCGTGATGGTCGTGCCAGCAACGAGTTCGGGATCAGAGAAGGCAACACCGACAGCTTTAGTGTTAGGCATTGCCTTCTCCTATTGTTACGCGATGCGATAGAGCGTCCAAGCGCCCGAGCCAGTCTTACGAGCGCGGAAACGCTGCGCAGTGCCGGCCGTAGCAACGACGGTCATAAGACCAACCAACGTCCATCCCGTATTGGTCGTCAGCGTAATGACGCCCGAGCCCGAACCGTCAACATTGACAACCGAGAAGTCAAAGCTCTCCCCAATATTGATAGCCGAGGGGATGCCAGCTTCGAGGGTTGAAACAGTCGGAAGCTGATAAGACGCCGCCGAGCTGCCCGGCGAGCCCAACAGAATACCATTAGTGACCTGATCGGCCGTCAGAGTAGCCGAAGCCGTCGCCGTGGCCGGAACAGCCGTAACGAACATAAGCGGTTCGCCGCGATTACCTGCACCAACCTGATAGCCGCCAGTGCCAGTAGACAGCGCCGGCGTCGGGCCGAAGGATTCGAGCGGATAAGACGCGCCCTGCGTAGTGATAGCCATGATTTATTGCTCCTTTGTCTGAGATGAAGATGGGGCCGAAGCCCCACCTCGTTAGCCCCAAAGACGAACCGCCATCTGCGGACGAATGACGCTGTAACCATACAGAACGTCAATACGGCAGGGCAGACGGTCGTTGTTGATGTCATACTGACGAACAACACGGAGCGAAATGCCGTTGTGAACCTGGCGAGAAGCCATGTCGACGCCCTGCGGCATGAGCAAGTCAGCCGTGGCGAACGCAATAGCGTCACGATGGTAGATGAGGTTCTGCGGATACTGAGTCGACGGCGAGCCGAGGAAGGTAACGGCCTTACCGGAAACCGGCAGAGCGTCAACCGTCGCAAGCGCCTGGCCAGCCGAATACATGGCCGGAACCGTAACAGTCGCGGTCGTGGAAGCCGTAACGTCCGCCAGAGCGACGAACTGATACAGCGAGCCAGTCGACTCACGGGTCTGCGGGTTGACGGCGTAGCAGTCGGCAATCGTAAACACGTCGCCAGCCTTGATGACCGTCGAGCCAAGGCCCGTCAGGACGATGCTGGTCGAGCCTTCCGACGTAACCGAGGTGCTGACGGTGATCGTGCCCGTGCGCGAGCCGGTCGTAAACTGCTTGATCGACTGCGACATATTCAGCTCGTCATAGCCGAGGATGCCTTCACCGAACATGCCGTTCTTAAACTGCTTGCTGATGGCCGAAACCGGGTTGAACAGGCCCTTCATGCCTTCGATCAGCGCGGCGTTAGCAGCCGGGTTGACCGTCGCATAGCGCGGCGACATGACAGCGGCGTTCTCGTTGAGCTTCTGCTGCGCCTGCAACAGAACCAGCGAGGTGGCCGGGGTCGTGCCGGGCGTGCCGACCGAGTTGCCGATATACTTGAAGCTGTTCGCAACGTCAGCGTCGATAGACGATGCAAGCTGCGAGATACGAGGCTTCAGCACGCGCTCAGCGAAATCGTCGAGCTGCATGGTGAGTTCGGCAGTCGTGAAGTTCACGCCAATATGCTTCTGGCTGGAAACCGCGAGCGTGGTGTATTGCTCGTTGTCGTCCTGAACCTGAAGCGCAGCGCCGTCCGTGACCAGAGCGCGGTCGGGCAGACGGATGCGGAGGGTCGAGCCGATCTTAGCGCCTTCAACGGCGAAAGAGTCGTCATACTGACGGTTAACGGTGCGGGTCAGAACAAGATTATTCTCAAGGATTTCAAGGGCCTTGCGAGTAATCATGTCAATAGTAAGAAGCGAATTAGACATCCTTTATCTCCGATTCTGCGCTTCCCACTTCCTGATCTGCCGCAAGCGTTCCGCTTCAATCCATTCCGAAGTAGACATCTCTTTGACAGACCTAGGGTCCGTAGTGTCTCGTTTCGGGCTCGAACTTGACCGGGTAGCCGTGACAGGAGCAAGAGGTGCGGGCGCGGTTGAGGTTTTCTTAACCGGCGGATTTGAAGCCAGATTGGCCTCAATTTTTCCGATCTCTTTTGCCTGCAAGATAGGCGGCAGACGAGAAATGCGTCCAGCTTCTTTCGGATTGGAGCCAAGGTAATAGATCACCTCGGGGCCAATGTCGGAAGCTTGGATCGCCTGAGCCATATGGTCCGTTACGGGAAGAT